AATAGAAAGTGAGACTGATATAAATGGCATATAGCGGAGCACATGGACCTGCATTTGAAAATCTAATTAATTGGTCAAACGATATGTATAGAAATAATGAAATTGCATTAATTGAAAAACGAGCTACACCCGTTGTAGTTACGAAAAAATATAGGGATGGAAGAATTAAAGAAGGATATTACGAGAAAAAATCTACAGTGGATTATGATGGGATATATAAAGGTCGATTTATTGCATTTGAGGCCAAGGCTACTATAAAAGAAAAACGCTTTGATTTAAGTAATATAAAGCCTCACCAATACAAATGGTTACTACAAGCTGAGCAGATGGGAGCAATTTGTTTCATTTTATTGGAGTTTAGTAAAGAACATTCTATATTCTTAGTTCCATTTGCGCTAATTAAAGAGTATATGAAAGCAGCAGAAAATGGTGGTCCAAAATCAATAAAAAGAGAAGTATTTGATGAGAGAGCATATTTAGTAACACCAACTAATCGTGCGTTAGTAGATTACCTATATTATGTTGATAAGTTAGAATGGCCAAGTATTAGTTAAAGTAATAGAGGGTGAAGATATGAATGCTAAAGAGGCGCGTATCAAAGTTCTAAATATGCAGGATAAGTATTGTAAAAATTGTGAGTATAGATATCAGCAATTGGATCATTGTAGTTCAAATTGCACCATAGGGAAAGAAATAATAAAACTAGGCGCATTTCTAGGTGGCAAAGAAGAAGTGCAAAAGCGAAAAAGGAAAACGAAAGAAGAATGGGATAGAATTTGTGTGAAAGCTGCAGCTATGAGAGAAGACGGAATGACGTATACAGCTATTGCTAGATACTTTGGTATTGCAGATGGTAAAAATGTATCGGAGCAGCTAAAAAAAAGAGGATTAAATTAAAATTTCACTTACCGTATTAAAATGATAAATAAAAAAACAATGAAAGTAATAGTCCGCATTCAGAGGGCGTTGATTGTGTGTAGGAAAGCAATTTTTCCTGTATACAATTCAGCGTCCTCTTTTTATATAAAAGGAGGAACCTGGCTGATGAAAAAATTAATGCAGCAGTATATAGAAACAAGAAAAGAATTAGAAAATTCTAAGGTAGGCGCAACAGAAAAGGATATAAGTATTATCAATGGAATGATCAGTGATATTAATTACGCTCTAGAATGGATGCGTACTGCTAAACAGCCAGGGAAAAAAAGAGGAATTGAACGTAGGGCGGCATATGAACGTGAGAAACCATGTGACCCATTATTAATGCAAAGATATGTGCGTAGTACTGTAATGCCAGTATATGAATGGGATACAGCAGCAAAAGAAAGTGTTATCTCTGAATGGGACCGTATGCAGTTAGAAGATGCATTATCAACTTTAACGGATAGAGAAAAGGAAATATATGTAATGTCTAGAGGTCATGGTTTAACGATGGAAAAAATATCTAATTATTTAGGGGTGAAAAAAACTACTATTCAAAACCATTTAGAAAGAGCAGATAAGAAGATTGGAAAAAGAATAAATGAAAGTCTCTTCTGCATGTTTTGATTTTAGTTGCGAAAAATGTCGAAATTTGTGGTACAAATGCCCCCTATATATGAAAGGTTACCGAGACCTGTTCCGATGGTATCTGTTTTGGGTGACCAAGTGTTTGCTCGTATATAGATTCTATAGGGATGTTTTTTTTCAATACACAATAAGCGATGGGATATTGCGAGTCTCATTGCTGCAAATCATTTAATAAAGGGGTTGATTCTCATGTAGTAAAAATTAAAACAAGTACACCACCTATTTAAAAAGACGTCGGAAGAAATACAAACGTCTTGATATGAATCCTTTATAATTCGATATCGGTCAACGAAGGCTATGCGACAGCCGAAGTATTGACTATACCTATTCAGAGGGAGGACTATTCTTAGTCTTCTCTCAGTCACTGAACGTAAAGTGCGTAGCTAAGAATACGGGAATGCAGTGGCTGAGAGAATGTTAAGAGTGATCTTGGCATTCGATTCACATAGACATATCCCCTTATGTTCGAACGTGAATTTCTCCCATCCCCTTTAATATTTTTATAAGCCGTAAAAGAACCGTCATTTTAATAGTGGCGGTTTCTTTTTTAAAGAAAGGATGAGGATATGAGTAATAAAGAAAATGTAGAAATAACAATTATAGCGAACAACGAATTGTTAGAGAAACAATTAAGAAATAGCACTTTAAGTGATGGAGCAGCTGTTAAGGAATTAAGAACAGTCACCATACCATTAAGCAACAATAAAATCATTAGTATTCCTTATTTAAAGAGTGAACTATAGCATCCATAATGGGTGCTTTTCTTTGTTATATAAAAATTACACATTAAAGATCGTTTAACTATGTTAGATGGATAACGAATGTATACAGCTATAGTAGACAAATTAGACACTTAAAAAGGAGGATGAAGGATGGATAATCAATATCTTGCGGAAAGAATCGATCGATTAGAAAAATTAGTTAATGATTTAGATAGTGTAAATCGAGATCAACAAAAAGTAATTAACGACTTATGTATGAGAATTGAAGGTGTAGTCAACACGATTGATCATTTAAAAAAGGAATTAAGCACTAAAATGAGCGTTCTTCCTAAAGATGCGCAAGAAAAGATAGAGAAGTTAAAGAAAGCTGCGGAGGGAATTGTAGATGGCTAATAACAAATTAAAGATTAACATTGATGTCGATACGACAGAAGCGTTAAAACAAATGAAGGAAGTAACTGAAGCTGCCAATGAATGTGTTGCTGCATTAGAGAGATTGGAGAAATTGACTAATAAATTTTCAGGTTTAGCGCGGGGAGGAATAGTGAGTGCTGGAATGATGAGTGTTCCTGTCACCTTAAATGGGGGGACGATTGCCGAATCCGTTTCTAAAATTCAAGAAAATGAGAGTATTAGAGTGCGACAGTTTTAATTAAACCAATAGCAATTATCGTAGGCGCTTCCGTGATCTGGGGGCGTCTTGTTTGTTGTTAAGGAAAGATAAGCGCAAACGTGTTGCATTTTAGAAAACAAATGGACACAATGAACGGAAATAGAGGAGGAAATAATAATGAATTTCGGTCAAGCTCTAGAAGCGTTGAAACAAGGTAAAAAAGTAAAAAGGTCTATTTGGGGTGGATATTGGTTTCTCTCCAAGAATCCAGAGGTAAAAGAAGAACTGAACGCTGGATATGTAAGGGAATTTCAAACTCACGATATGATATTCGCTGTATTAAAGGATAATGGTGGGGTTGTACCCGCTCAAGCGTACCAAGCTGATATGTTAGCAGAAGATTGGGAGGTTGTTGAATAATGAGTTTTGGACAAGCGATAGTGGCACTAGTGCAAGGGAAAAACGTAGCTCGTGAAGGATGGAACGGTAAAAATATGTTTTTGTATCTTATTGAAGGTAATAAATTGTCTAAGGGATTAGGATATGGATACGGCGAGTATGTAGGGGTAGAACCTTCATTTGTTGATACCATTGCAATGAAGACTGCACAAAATACAATTGTTGTTGGCTGGCTCGCATCCCAAACGGATATGTTAGCAAATGACTGGGTAATTTTAAATTAAAATACAGATAGTTAACATAGTGAAGTTTATGCAAGAAATTAGGGTTAACGATTAATAAGAATGCTGTTAAATCAACGATGTATAAAAACTGTATAACGGTATAAAACAAGAATCGCTCAACCATGCGTATTTCCCATGTTAATGACTGTCATATAATAACTATTATGTAAACTAAAACTGTTAGGTCTATTCATTTCCCTGCATAAATTAGTTTTCGTTATGGATTTTTCAAAATAAGATTCTTTTTGGAGTGGTTTTTATGAAAAAGAAGCGATATATGAAGAAAAGAAAGAAAATGAATCTTTATTATGTGACGAATGGATATACAGGATATAGCCAAATACATGTGTATGTCATTGCGGAAAACCACGAGAGAGCAGAAGAGCTAGCTTCCAGAAGATTTAGAGAAGACGCTAGAAATAAAGATTATGATGAAGTTCTTGCTAGGCATAAAAAAATAGGATGGCCTACAGATCACTTACAAGAATATCGTTATGATGAAAATTATTGGACCGACCTAGATGTCTATTGTGAAGCAGAAGATGTATCGCAAGAATTTGTTTCTGATGTAAACGATTAAATACTGCTTTTTATTTTGGAGGGAGTGATGGTAATGGAACAGGATATTAATGAAATAAGTTTTAAGTATCTTAGTCCTATATGCGAAACATTCAAACTTGATTTTGATGAAATCTCCGATGATGTCAAAAGACATGTGAATGCTAACAATTCTAAAATCAATGCTTCTAATGCTGTTCTAGGTATGCGTTTTATCTTATCGAGAATATGGTGTACAGATATGCATAAGGAATTAGGTGCGATTGATTGGAAGACAGTAAAAGAAAATATTTATAAGGTTTCTAGATCATTAGTTAGTAAACCGGAAGAACAATATCAATTCATTAGAAAAGTCGCTGGTGCACAAGGTTACTTTATGCTGTGGCTATTATTAGAAGAAATGCACGAGAAAGAAATGTTAGCGCTGGAATAAGTGCTATTTTTTATTTTGGAGGAGGATGAAGGATGGATAATCAAAACTACCAAATGAAAACTGAAATTGTTGAATTAAGAATACAAGTTACTGGATTACAACGAACGATTGAAGGATTAACAAGAAAAGTAACTATGTTCGAAGAGGAATTAGCAACGAAAGCGGATATAACTCATGTTCAATTAATAAATAAACAATCTGAAATAATTAAGAAGAGTAACGATAGTAAATCTATTCCTATGGATTGTAAAGTTGGAGTTTCATTAGATGGAAGAGTTGTAGCGGAATCTATTGTCGAACATACAGCTGATTCAATCAAATGTGGCGTAATTAAAGGGAGTGAGATAAATGAAACTAGATAAACAAGAACAAGCTGTTGTAATTGGTACATTTATTTCAATGTTAGGACAGGACGTTGTAAATGAACGCATCGATAAAAAGAAATTAGAAAGTGTACTTCCTATCTTTAATGAAATGCAAGATAATACAACACCAAAGCAAAAGAGAGAAGCGATGATTAGTTTGCTTGGTAAAACGTTGGATGAATTCTTAGAAAAGTAGCCATAAAAAAAGGAAAAGTAACTCGTATTGGGGACGAATTACTTTTCCAGATGACAATGTTAACTCTATTATAGCAACTTGGACATATTTATAAAAGAGTAATTTGAATCTTTCGTAAAATAAATTAGGGATTACCGCGAGGTGGTGGTTATGGCTAGACAACGTAGCCCAGATAGAGATAAAGCATTCGAAATATATAAAGCAAGTAAAGGTGAGAAGCCATTAGTTGATATTGCAGCAGAGTTAAATCTCAAACCTTCGCAAATCAGAAAGTGGAAATCACAAGATAAATGGGATGAGCAAATGAATGGTAACGTTACTATTGCAAAAAGGAGCGTTACCAATGTTAAAAATCCCAAAACGAAAGAAAAATTAAAAGAGATTTTAGAGGATGAAGAGCTGACCGAAAAGGAACGGCTCTTTTGTTTGTATTATGTGAAATACTTCAATGGTACACAAGCTGCGTTAAAGGCTGGTTACTCCAAAGATGGTGCTCATGTACAAGCTAGCCGATTATTAAGACGTGAACGCGTTGCCTCTTATATAAAAGAACTTAAAGGTGAGTTAGTCGAGAATGTATTTGTAGAAGCGATGGATGTACTAAAAGAGTACATTAAGATTGCTTTTGCTGACATTACTAACTATGTGACCTTTGGGCAGAAGGAAGTTCCTGTAATGGGGATGTTCGGCCCTATGAAGGATGAAGCGGGTAATGAAATAACTCGTATTATCAATTATGTAGACTTGCATGAGGCTGATATGGTTGATGGTTCTATAATAACCGAAGTAAAGCTTGGAAAAGATGGTGTGTCAGTAAAACTTGCTGACAAGATGAAAGCACTGGACAAACTATCACAGTACTTTGATTTGGTACCTGACAATTTCAAACGGAAAATCGAAGAAGAACGCCACAAAATACAGATGGAAGTGCAAAAAGCTCAAATTGATAAAATTAAAGCAGATACTTCTCGCATTAAAGGTGATGAAGGTGAAGAGTATGAAGATGATGGATTTATCGATGCATTAGAAGGTAAAACAGCAGAGGTGTGGGAAGATGAAACTTAAACCTGCTCCTTTTAAATTCAGACCATTCTCTAAGAAACAATTACAAGTACTTACTTGGTGGAGAAAAGATTCACCTGTGAAGGAGCATGACGGCATTATATGCGATGGTTCTATTCGTGCTGGCAAAACTGTATCGATGGCTCTTTCTTATGTTATGTGGGGAACAGAAACATTTAATGGAGAGAATTTAGGTATGGCAGGTAAAACAATTGGATCCCTGCGACGTAACGTAATTACTCCATTAAAGAAAATGTTGAAATCGCGTAAATATAAAGTGAAGGACCATCTATCAGATAATATGCTTACTATTAGCAAAGATGGCCACACAAATCATTTCTATATATTCGGTGGTAAGGACGAATCATCACAAGAACTTATCCAAGGTATTACATTAGCTGGTATGTTTTTTGATGAAGTTGCTCTTATGCCACAGAGCTTTGTAAACCAGGCAACAGGACGATGTTCTATCGAAGGCTCAAAGTATTGGTTTAACTGTAACCCTGCCGGTCCGTATCATTGGTTCAAACTCGAATGGATAGATAATAAGGAAGACAAGAACCTGCTACATATTCATTTTACAATGGACGATAATCTTTCTTTATCTGAAAAAGTGAAGCAAAGATACTATCGCATGTATAGCGGAGTTTTCTTCCAACGATTCATTTTAGGACTGTGGGTGCTTGCAGAAGGCATTGTATATGACATGTTTAATAAAGAAAAACATGTTGTAAAAACAAAAGAAAGAGAATACGAGAAGTATTATGTATCTTGTGACTATGGTACACAAAACCCTATGACATATGGATTATGGGGCTTATGTGATGGTATATGGTACAAAACAAAAGAATATCATTATGACGGTCGTAAGAACTCGCAACAAAAAACTGATGATGAGTATCTGGATGATCTAAAAGAATTTGTCGGAGAAATTTCTATTCGTGGGATTATAGTTGACCCTTCAGCGGCTTCATTTATCGCTTTATTAAAGAAGAATCGTTTCAAAGTTATTAAAGCTAAGAATGAAGTTATAGATGGTATACGTAATGTAGCGAGACTACTGAATGAAGAGAAAATAAAATACAACGACTGCTGTAAAGAAACATTTCGTGAATACGCTTCTTATACTTGGGATGAAAAAGCTACAGCTCGTGGTGAAGATAAACCGAATAAAGAAAATGACCACCAGATGGATGGTGATCGTTATTTTGTAAATACAGTCGTGGTAACTAATAACAAAGCGAAAGCTGTTAAGTCAATCTATTAAGGAGGTGAGACGATGTTTGAACACTACATTCCGTTACTGGATGAAGAAAATGGTGAACCCACACCTAAGCTACTCAAAAAGATTATTGATGAGTTTGAACCACTAAAACAACGCATGATAAATAGGTATGAGCGTTACAAAGCAAGTGAGAAAGGCGTACCTATATTCACACGTGAGTTTAAAGGTGATGGGAATAAGGACAAGGTTAACAACAAGCTAAACAATGATTTCTTTTCTGAAATTATTGATACAAAAATAGGATATATGTTCGGATTGCCTATTTCATACAGTCTAGATCATGAAGACGAGGAAGTATTGAAGCGTATCCAAGACTTTTTAAAATCGAATCATACCGAAGATGCTGACGCGGAAACAGGAAAGTTTGCTTCTATTTGCGGTTATGGAGCGAGACTGCTTTACCATGACAAAGAAGGAATTGAAAAGGTTATGAATATCAAACCTTATGAAGCAATATTTCTTACTAATTCAAGCATTGCAGAGCCTAAATACGCTATCCGCTGCTATCCAATCAAAGTAATCGATGGTGATGATTTCAAAGACGGATACAAAGTGGAATTTTACAATGATACGCAAATCATTGAGTACACTGGTGAAGATTTAGATAAGTTGAAAGAAACAAATCGAATTACTAATTTATACAAAGGTGTACCACTTATCGGATTTCCTAACAATGAAGAATTGCAGGGGGATGTCGATAAAGCTATTTCTCTTATTGAGGGATATGATAGGGCTATCTCTGATGTAAATAGTGAGATTGAGCAGTTCCGTTTGGCTTATATGATTTTCAAAGGTGTGGATATAGATGATGATACCATTGAGAAATTAAAACAAACTGGAGCTCTGGATGTAGGCGAGAATGGCGAGGCTAATTTTTTAACTAAGGACCTTAATGACAACATTTTAGAACATCATCTAGACAGGTTAGAAAAGAATATATGCCGATTCACGAAGCATGTGAACCTTTCTGATGAATCGTTTGGTGGTAACCTTACTGGTGTTGCTATTCGTTATAAGTTGCTATCGTTAGAAACAAAATCCGGTACATTAGAAATGAAATTCACTAAGTCATTGCGACAACAATTTAAGTTACTATTCGACGCTTGGAATTTACGCTCAAATAAAGAAGAATTAGATTACCTTTGCATGACGTTCCAATTTACACGTAACCTTCCAGCAAACTTATCTGATGAAGCTGATGTTCAGTCTAAATTACAGGGTTTAATAAGCGAAGAAACACGATTATCTATGTTATCTGTTATTCCTGATCCAAAGGCAGAATTACAAAAGATGAAGGAAGAAGAGGTTGATTCTATCGATTTAGACACTGTACATAAAGGCGGTGAAAACGATGGAATGGGACAAGAAGCAGAAACACCTCCAAAAGATAGAGGACGAGCTGGAAAAGGCGATTCTCTACCTGTATAAAGATGCTTTGGAAGAAGTCAGAGGAATACTGGCTTTTTATTATGCTAAATATGCGATAAATGAGCAGTTAAGTATGCAGGAAATGCGTCGATTTAATCGATACAAGAACCTGCAAAGTGAACTACAGCAAGTTATTAATGAAATAACTTATGAGAAAAAGAAAACTCTCAATGAAACACTCTCCACTCAATATGGGGAGTCTTTTTATTATACGAGTTATCTTATCGAAAAAGAGGTTGGTGTATCCCTTTCATATGGGCTGATTGACCCGAACGTCATTAAGCGAGCGGTACAAATGCCTATCGATAAAATGACACTCAATCAAAGGTTAAGTACTCATCGAGCACAGATAATTAGCCGAATACGTAAAGAACTATCCATCGGCCTTAGAAAAGGTGAAGGGTATGCGGTAATGGCTAATCGTATTAAGCCTATTCTTGATGGGGATGCGAAGAAAGCACAAATGGTTGCATGGACAGAAAGTGCTAGAGTACAAAACTTAGGTACTTATGACAGTGCCTCGCAAGCTTTTGACGAAGGTGTATCAATGGAGAAGATTTGGATTTCTACATTAGATAAACGTACACGTCCTACTCACCAAGCAGCAGACCATCAAAAAGTACCGTTTAAAGGATTATTTAAAGTTGGTGGTTATAGTTGTGAATATCCACACGATAGTAATTTACCTGCTAAAGAGGTTGTACGCTGCCGCTGTACTTTCATTACGGAAGTAGCGGATGTTAGTCCATTTATTGAGAGAAGGGCTAGAAACCCGACAACAGGTAGGAATGAAGTTATTACAGCAGTTAGTTATGAAGAATGGAAGGACGGTCTAGAATAATGAATTTTGGAAAAGCACTCGAATTAATGAAAAGTGGCAATAAGTTGTCACGTAAAGGTTGGAACGGTAAGAATATGTTTGCTGTTTATCAAAAAGGATATCCTGATGGAATTCCTTGTAATAAACAAACGGCAGAAGCTTGGGGATTAAATGAAGGTGATTTATTTAAGGTACGACCTTACTTGCAATTACGTTGTGCTGATGGCACTCATGCGATGTGGGTTCCAAGTGTATCTGATATTTTAGCTGAAGATTGGATGATTGTTGAATAATACAAATAAAAACACTTGAGGGCTTATAGATTATGAACTTAATAGGGCGTATTCATAGGAACTCAAAGGAGGAAAAATGATGAATATTTTACAAAAACATAAGCAGTTACAGTTTTTTAAAGAAAAGGAAGTAACGAAATTACCATTACGTTTATCAAATCTGCAATTCTTTTCTGATCCAACACCACCTGCAGATGATACGCCACCAGATGACCAAACACCACCTGTTGATGACACAAAAGAACCACAGTTAGATGAAGCGACAAAAGCGTTTATCGAGAAAATGGTTCAATCAGCAGAAGACAAAGTGCGTACCAAGTATACGAAAGAATTGAACGCTACTAAAAAAGAGTTAGAAAGCTTCCGTACTGCTTCTATGACCGCTCAAGAAAAAGCGGAATACGAAATGAAACAACTCCAAGAGCAAAATGATGAACGAGAAAAGGTATTACACCAAAAAGAAATGCAGTGGGCTGCAACTGAGGCGTTATCAGAAGTAGGATTAGACCTCAAATTTGTGGACTTTGTTATCGGTGCTGATGCAGATGACACAAAAAGTCGTGTGGCGAAGCTTAATGAGTTATTCAATACTTCATTAGAAGCTAAAGTAGCAGAGAAGTTTAAAGCAGCAGGGCGCGAAGTCTATGCCGGTTCTGGTAGTGGCGCTGTGTTTACTCGTCAACAAGTAGCAACAATGAACCAGTCTGAAATTAACGAAAACTGGGATCAAATCCAAAAAGATATGAAAACATGGAAATAATGAGGAGGAATTAATATATGTCAGTAGCAACTTTTATTCCAACAATTTGGGAAGCGCGTTTAATGGCGAACTTCCACAAGCGTTCTATCGCTGATTTAATCACAACAAAACCAACAAAAATCGAAGGTAACAAAATTATCTTCAACCGCGTCGGGGCAGTAAATGTAAAAGATTATGAAGGAAAAGTAGAATGGGATGACACGAATCCTTCTAAAGTAGAACTTAATATGGATCAGAAAAAGTACTTTGCGTTCAAAGTAGATGATGTAGATGCAGTACAAGCAGCAGGTAATTTAATCGATCCGCATACACAAGAAGCTGGCGCGGTACTTCAGGAAACAGTTGATACCTTTATTTTAGGTAAGTATGCAGAAGCTCTTAAGGAACACTTAATCGGTAGCGATAAATCTCCAATTGAATTAACACCAAAAAACGCTTACGACTATATCGTTGACTTAAATACAATTTTAAACATTAAAAAAGTACCTAAAACTGAACGCTTCACAATTATTAACTCTCAAGTTCTTGGATTGTTATCTAAGGATGACCGTTTTACTAAACAACCTGTCGTGTTAGAAAATGGTATTGTTGAAGGTCAAATTATCAACGGTTCACAAATCGTTGTGTCTGAAGAAGTTCATGGATCTGGTGGTAAATATAAAATTCTTGGACTTCATAAATCCGCTATTGGGTATGGTAAACAATTAGATGAAACAGAAGCAATGCGTCTACAAGGTGCATTTGCTGATGGTATTCGTGGCCTTATGGTTTATGGTGGAGATATTCTTCGTCAAGAATCACTAGCAGTGCTTACGGCTACAATCGTACCAACTACACCAACTGCACCACCAGCAGGATGAGGGGCTTAATAAGCCTTTCATCTTTTTCATTTACACAAGTAGGTGATTAGATGGATATGAAAATAGAAATTTTAAAGCGTGTACAAATAAAGCTGCCTAATGAAAAACCTGAAAATCTATTAGTGGATATTGAAGATACAATGCTTGTGGTTGCTGAGTATACGAATAGAAAAATACCTGAGTTTCCTCCTGCTTATCCTGGTATTATTTCCAAAATGGTGATTCATCAGTATAAGGAACAGGAGAGAGAAGGGAAGAAAAGTGAATCATTAGGTAACTACTCTGTTACTTATGATGATATTGGAGATTATCCTGCTAGTATTACGAAAGGGCTGAAAGTGAGGCTACGTGTCTTATGATTCAATCGATGATTCGTAAGTTTGGTAAAGATGCTTCAGTACTTCGTAATGATGGTTCTGATGATGGACCATATCCTACAGAAGAATGGAGAGTAATAAACACTGTAAAAGGTGTACTAGATGCCATTCAAGGGACAAAGGATGCACGTAATAAGAAAGTAGAAGAGGAAAGTACACATTTCTTTTACTGTTTTCCATTTGACGTAACTATTCAAGATAGATTAGTTATTGATAATAAAGTATACAGCGTTACTTATCCCGGTGATCCAATGAATGCAGGTAGATTTTTTCAAATAGAATTGGAGATGTTGCCATATGAGCATGAAATTCCAATCAAATAGAGCTGCTGTTATGGCAAGGCATTTAGCTGCAAAGAAAGCGGCTCATACTGCTGTTGGTCAATTTGTTAGTTCTAAAGCCAAACTATTAGCTGCTGTAGATACTGGAAATTTAAGAAGCAGTATTAGTTCTAAAGCGGAACTAGAAAAGGTTGTTATTGGTACATCCGCTGACTATGGCATATACGTCGAGAAGGGCACAGGAGTCTATGCGGTTGATGGTGACGGGAGGAAAACTCCATGGATGTACCGTGACCCAAAAACGGGGAAAATGGTTAAAACGCAAGGGCAACATGCTCAACCATTCCTTAGACCTGCAGCGGAGAATAATAAACCGATGATTACGCAAGCTGCAACACGAACCTATTCGTCATTAATGAGGTAGATACCATGAATGACTTTATAAATACATTACACAGTGAATTGAAAAAGATTCATAAAGACACGTACTATGAAATCGCGAAAACAACGGCTGAAATGCCTTATCTGGTGTATACAGTTAACGATGATAAAGAACCATGGGGACGGAAGAATATCATGCTTACAATTGATATTTACGGTACTTCTGCTCATCTTAGTAAAATAGATGAACTGATTATGAAACTAGAAAACAATCTTCATAGAAAAAGATTAAGCAGCGCTGAATTTGGTGCTGCTATTTCTTATCTTTCAAGTCAGAAAGTACCTGATCCAGACCCGAATATTAGACGCAAAGAAGTGCGATTCATTTTACGAACTTATTTTAAACAATAGAAAGGGTTGATTATATGGCAGCTCCACAACCAAAACCAGAGAATGTCCTATTCGGAGATTGGGGTGCATTTTTCTTTAATTATGGAGAAAAAGACGAACTTCCTGTAGGCGCTACACAAGGCGGTGGCTCATTTAAATACGAACCAGAGTTTAAAGAGATTGAATATGATGGTTCTCCAGGTGACACTATGGGGATGAAACGTATTACAAAATCAAAAACTCAAATTAGTTTTAAGACACTTGAATTTTTGGATAAAGAAAAAATCAAAAATTTTATTGCGGGTTTAAAAGTATCAGAAGAGACTGTTACAAAAGACGGGAAAACAATTAAGTACGACGTGATTGAAGCTACAGAACGTCTAACAAAAGATAGCTATCTTAAAAACGTAGCATGGGTTGGCGAAACTTTAGGTGGAGATATCGTTGAAATTATCGTATATAACGCATTATCTGACGGTTCATTAGAGCTAGGATTTGAAAACGAAAGTGAAGTTGTTCCAGAAGTGACATTCACAGGACATCGTGATCCAGAAAACATTCGAAAAGTACCATGGAAAAAACGTATTTTAACAGCAACAGAAGCAGCTGAATTAATACCAGCAGGTTAAAGAGTAGGGAAAATCCCTGCTCTTTTTATTTTAAGGAGGAATAAATGTGACTATTGCAATTCAAGAAAAAGAATACAAAGTGAGACAAATTCATGGCGGAGATTTATTTTCTGTAGTTCGTATTTTGAAGAAATCGAAATTTAAGGTTGATATTAACTTACTTAAAGATTTAATGACGGGCGTACGAAATAAAGAAGGCGCAACACAAGCTGATGTATTAGCTGCACAAGAGACTTTTGGGTACGACATTATCATGAAGTTTATTTTCGGATTAGAAGAAGCGGAACAAGAATTCTTTGAATTTGTAGCTGGACTTTTAGTTCATGAAGATGAAAATGATAAAAAAACATCTCCAGATTGGGAAACAATACGAACTTTAAATTTAGAAGAGTTAGTTAAGTTGTTTACTGCAATTAAAGATTCAGAAGTTGGATTGGTTAAGCTTTTTTCCAATGCGGTGAACTTGATGAAATAGACTTCATCGATACGTTAGCTTCTCGCTATCCAAATATGGAGTACATAAAGAGTTTGGATGCAGAAATAGTTATTAATTTGTATCTCACCGCAAAGAAAAAAGAGATGGACCGCATGTTATGGGAAGAATGGTGCGCCTTACAACCGTACTGTAATGAAACATTCCCTCAATTTAAACATAAGCGCGAAAATCCAACGCAAGAACAGGTAAAACAATACAACGATTCAATCGAACAAACACCGAAACAGAAACTCACAAAAGAAGAAGTGTTTGCTCGTGTTGCAAAAATCCGCGGAAAGGCGGGTGAATAAATGGAATTATTTAAGATGTTTGGGTCAATTTTCTTAAAGGATGATCAGTTACAAAGAGGATTGGCTAATGCAGAAAGAAGCGGGCAAAGGACCACAGGTATCTTAGGTCGTGGATTTGGTCAAGTTGGTGCTGCGGCAGCTGGTTTAGGTTCTTCTGTTGGTGGAGCTGCTATAGCTATGGGCGGATTAGTCGGCATCGCTGTCGGTGTCGGTGCCGCAGTTGCTGGTGTAGTTCATGTTGGTTCTGAGTACACAAAACAAATGTCAAAGGTAGAAGCTCTTTCGCGTTCGAACGGACTACAAATGGCTGAGCTTGGGGCTAACGCTCGTAAACTTGGTGCTGATACCAGATGGTCTGCTACCAACGTAGCCGAGGCCTATGAATATATGGCTCTCGCAGGTTGGGATTCTAACCAAATGATTGCAGCTAGTAAACCACTACTTGATTTAGCAACTGCTGGTGCATTAGACCTTGCAAAGGCTTCTGATATCGTAACAGATACAATGACACCATTCGGAATGAAGGCTTCTGAAGCAGGAAGAGCGGCCGATGTATTCGCGTTAGCCCAAGCGACTGCCAACTTAAATGTTGAACAACTCGGCGAGACCATGAAATACGCAGCTCCTGTAGCTGCTACATTCGGTTTAAACATCGAACAAACGGCAGCAATTGCTCAAATATTTGCAAATAACGGTATCAAAGCTTCTATGGCTGGTACTGCATTACGTGCCGGATTATCTCGTTTAGCTGCCCCGCCGAAAGAAGCAGCTAAATCATTATCAGCATTAAATGTAACTGTAAAGGATTCACAAGGTAATTTAAAACCAATGAATGAAATTATCGGTCAATTACACGATGGGTTCGGGAAGTTAACTGACGCTCAACAAATCGCTGCTGCAAAAGCAATCTTCGGTGAAGAAGCGTATGCAGGATGGATTCAAGTTATTAAAGGTGGTAAACCTGCCTTTGATGATATGGTAAATACCCTCGAAACTGCTGAAGGCTCTGCAAAGGTTATGGCTGAAACAATGGCAAATAACTTATCAGGTGCAGTTGATGGCGTTAAATCACAATTAGAAAATTTAGGACTTGTTGTTTTCTCGCATGTTGAACCAGCACTTGTTGCAATGACAAACGGAACAAATAGTGCTGTTAAATCTCTTACTGACTGGCTTGATCCATCTGGTAGAGCTGTTGAAGCAGCTAAGCTAATGCAACAAACTGATCAGCAGTTAGCTCAATCTAAAGCCATTCTTGATATGAATCTCAAAAAAGGGAAGATAACGCAAGAAGAGTATAATGAAAAACTTGCTTTATCTAAGAAGCACGCTGAAGATATGATGAATGCCGATGGTATGTTAGCTCAGAAAAAAGAAGAGTTAAAAATGAAGGTCGAGGAAGGGACCATGACTCAAGAAGAAGCCAATAAAATCCTCGACCAATCTGAAGTTGAATACCAGAAACTTCAACAGGGTATTGAGCAAACTCGCCAACGTCAAGAAGCGATGAATAAAGTATTCGAACCACTTCGTGATGCAATTGGAATCATCCAACAAGTTGGCGCTGCTATCGAGCAATTCTGGATTGCTGCAACTGGGGATAGGAATGCGCTAGTTGAAGGTTATGACATCCTTACTAAACTAGGGTTTTCAGCTAATGCAATTCAGTTTATACAAGAAACTACAGCGGCAGTGCAATATGGTGTAGAAACTATGAAAGCTCTCGTATCTGGTGATTGGGGAGCTGCTAGTAATTTATTGGATAAGTTAGGGTTTTCTCCAGAACAAAAAGTGGATATTATCATGTTCGTTCAGGATGTACATGCCCAATTAAGTAGTTTTATAGAAAATGTACAATCTCTAATCTCAGCTGCTGCTCCTGTAATTATGGGAATAATCGGGGCTACTTGGGATTTTATTAAAGGTGTATTCAATACAATAGCTCCTTACTTAATGCCTTTATTAACAGATGTGATGTCATTTGTGAACGGGATTATAGCAAAGATTGCGGCGTTTTGGAAAGAAAACGGGGATCAGATTGTCCAAGCTGTAAAAAATGCATTTGATCTTATAAAAGGCATTATTGAATTTGTAATGCCTGTTGTTCTATTCATTATTGAAGATGTATGGGGAAACATAAAAGGCGTTATAAATGGGGCCTTAGATATCATCTTAGGGACAATTAAACTATTTTCTTCCTTGCTGACTGGTGATTGGACCGGCGTATGGGATGCCATTAAACAGATTTTATCAGGAGCATGGGAATTCATTTGGAATTTCATTCAAATATGGGGTGTTGGAAAGGTACTTGGCATCATTGGCAAAATAGGCAGCAAAATGAAAGGGCTGTTTGGAGAAGCTTGGGATGGTGTAAAGAAGGTATTCTCTGACATGTTCGAGGGTATTTTTAAAAGCTCAGGAGACACCCTTACAGTGATAAAAGAAGTATTCGGAAAAGTGAAAGATGCAATCGCAACCCCATTTAAAAATGCTTGGGAAGGTGTTATGGAGTGGATTGATAAAATCAAAACAGGCGTTAAGAACATGTTTAGTGGTGTTCATATTCCTGTTCCGAAGATTAATATAAACGGATCATTAAACCCAGCGCGTTGGGCTGATGAAGGTTTGCCATCTTTCGACGTCAAATGGGCAGCGAATGGCGCTTTAATTAAACCGGGTAATCCGACATTGATTGGTGTTGGTGATGCAAGAGGATATGATGAAACAGTTTTACCGCTTCGCAAACAAACATTCGACGCGATTGCTAACGGAATAATGGGGTCTCTACCATTAACTCAACAAGCTGGAGCACAACAATATGCATCACAAGGTCCAACTATTTTGCAAGTTAATTTAAACGGCAGAGAAATAGCAAAGGAAATCTACTCAGATGTTAGTAAGTTTCAAGAAAGCGAGAAAGAAAGATTGAAAGTATTTTAGGTAGGTGATGATATGACTGGAATCAGTTTCTTTAGTTTTAACGGGAAAAGAAATTCAAATGTAATCCCATTGCAGGGTAAAAAACGCCCTGCATGGGCTCCTTTGGAACGTACATTCCTTGAAGTCCCTCACTATCCAGGTGGGCGTTTGATAAGAACACAAACAAAAATGAGAAAAATAATTATACCGGTTGCATTATTTTATGAATCTATGGAAGAGGCTGAAAAGTTAAAGGAAGAAATAGCTAATTGGCTTATTACAGATCAACCTCAAGAACTGATCTTTGATGATGAAAAAGATCGCACGTATTTGGCCCTTATTGATGAATCGTTTGACCCACAGCAATTAGTGAATTTAGGAGAAGGAGTCCTTACTTTTGTTTGTGAAATGCCATATAAGTTAGGACCTACTAAAACGGTAGAATTTGAAATGGATGGACGTGGGTTAATAGCAAATGTTCAAAATAAAGGTACTGTTCATTCTAATCCTATAATTGAGATTGAAATTACGAAACCGAACACTTTTTTAGATGTATGGTTTGGTGGGGTATCTTTAAGTGATCGAGATTATTTTCGTATTGGGATGCCGCTAAAAACTGTGGAAAAGCCTGTAGAAAGGAATCAAAGGCTTATATGGGATGAAATGGCCACTACGGTCGGATGGAGTAAAGTCAGCTCAATGGAAGATGGGGAACCGGTTGGTGAAATGAAATCAGATAAATATCAATTTTATTGTTCTGATTTTGGAACGGGAAAAGGATGGCACGGTGCAGCTGTTAAAAAAAGTATCCCTGGTGGCCCAGTAGAAGATTTTATCATGCAAGCTTACGTTACTTGTAAGAGCAAGAAAATCAATGAAATGGGACGAGTTGAGATAGCGATACTCGATGAAAACAGTAAAGTTCTTTCAAAAATTGCCATGAACGATCTCTATTGGCAAGCCGAACAAAATTTTGGAACGATGGTTATTGGATACGATAACAAACCAGGAAAAACAGGTTTAATTTATGAGAGTGGTGATTATCCAAATACATGGAATCAGTATTATGGTAGGTTGTGGATTGCTAGGACCGGAAATGTATGGGAGGCTTATATTTCAAAATTTCTTCCTGGAACAGAAAAAGATG